AATTCATTGATCCATTAAAGGTAGGATTCATTGCATCAGAAGATCCTTTTACAAACAGATTAAAGAACGCTATCCATAAAATAAAAATTGCTTGTCAGAGTGAAGACGTGAGTGATAATTTTATCTTAATGAATGATGATTTTTTCTTCTTAAGAAAAGTTGAATCAATAGAATATTTTGATAAAGGATTCCTCGAAGATAGCGAAGAGAATCACAGCACAAAAGAAGGAGAATATTATCGAGCGATAAGAGACACATTGAGATTTCTCCAGGAGATAGGAATAGAGCATCCGATTGATTTCGAAGTCCATTATCCAATGGTAATAAACAAAAAGAAGTTCCTTGAAACAATAGAAAAGGTATCGATAGACAGATTCTTATTCAGGAGCATCTACGGAAATCTTAACAATATCGAGAGCAAGCAAATAAGAGATGTTAAGATATTTGACATGGATCAGCTTAAAAGAGTTAAGAAATCAGATATTATATCAACAGCTGATAAGACAGCAACCGATATTAGATTTCAGAAATTTATCGATAAAAGATATAAGCAAAAATCATCATTTGAAAAGACTCCAAAGACTGTCTATGTGTGCAATAGTATATTTAGTTACAATGGAAAAAGATATAATCCAGGGGATATTATAATTGATAAAATACCAGAAAAGGTTATCGAAGAGAAAAAATTAAAAAGGATCGAGAGAACATTTTATTGATTCAAAATATATGCTATAATATAAACAGTACGAGGTGGTCAATGTGTGCCGAATTGGGTATTGTCCTATCTGTAAAAAAACAGATGTCCCACTAACAAGACATCACAAGTGGAAGACACATGTCTGGAAGTACGACAGAAAGAAACAAAAGAAGAAGATACTAATCTGTCGAGAATGCCATGATGCTGTTGAAATAGAAATCACTCGAAGAGAGAACGAAATCTTGCGCCAGCATCCAGACATCTACATTGGAACGCTTAATGAATTCTTAGCTGGAAAGTTTCCAGTAAGGAGTAAAAATGACAGCTTGGATTTATATTGACGGAGAGGTTATATCATTAACCGAAGCAATGCACAGATTTGCAGAAAAACAAAGCAAGGAAAGGGAGGAAGAAGATGAGCCAGCATCAGGTAGTTAAAGATTATATCTGGTGAGGAGGAGAACATATACCAAAACAAAAATTCGCAGAAGCATTAGACATCGAACCAAAAAGGGAGGAGAATAAAAAACCTCCTCCCTAATAATCATAAAACCAAAAGCATGAGAAAAATAACATTTGATACATATTGTGAAGTTGAAGATGCTTGGAATGACTGGCAAATGGAAAAAATAAAAAGAGCTTTAGAACTAGAACAAGACACAAAATTAAAAAGTGTATCTGAAATTGAAAAAAGAGCAGATCTAATATTCAAAACTTTAATATTAGAAGATAGAATAATCAGGCATTTTTTATATAAAGCATTTGAAGGTAGTAAGCTTCCAGGATTTATTTATAAAAATAAAACCATATGAAAAAACTAATATTCATAATAATCTTAATACTTCTAATATCTCCAATCTCAGTATTAGCAACAGTCAATCCAGGATATGGAGCAGATTTAACTTGTACAACTTCTAACTATTCCGAATACAACTGCAACGATAAGACAGATATGTTCAAAAGGATCGCCGAACTTGAAAAGAGAGTAAACGAACTTGAATCAAGGGAATGCCCGATAGTAGGAGCTTCAGGAACCGACAGAACAGCAGGACTGGAGATAAGGATAGAAAGGGTTGAAGATGCATTAACAACGCTTCAAAACAGCATTTTTAACAGCTTAAAGGGTATTATAATGTTATTGATTAGTAAGTAATATGGCCGAAGAAGTAAAAACAACAAAATTAGAGTCAACAACTTCTGGAGGATTGAAACCAATAGGACAGAATATTGAAAATCCAATGCCAAAGGATCCTAAAGAAGTTAAAACAGTAGAAGAACAAAAGCCAAAGCATCCCGGCGGCCGCCCTTTGAAGTTCAAAAGTCTTAAAGAGCTTGAAGTAAAAATCCAAGCATATTTCGATTCTTGCTTTGAGTATCATTGGAAAGATGAATATTATAGAGATGAGGATGGAAATAAAGAGAAAGATGAAACAACTGGAAAGTATGTAAAGACACCAGTTAAAATAAGAGAGCAGATAAGACCTTTTACTATTACAGGACTCGCAGTAGCTCTTGACACAACAAGGGAAACATTACTTGACTATGAAGATAGAGAAGAGTATTCTGACACTATAAAAAAAGCCAAGCAAATAATTCATAACTTTACAGAGGAAAAGCTATTTGGAAACAATGCAACTGGAGTAATATTTAACTTAAAAAATAACTACGATTGGAAAGATAAATCAGCTTTAGAGTTATCAGATCCTAATGGAAATGCTCTTCCTCCCATTCAAATTGAAATAGTAAGACCAAAAAATGCAAACACTAACCCAGCCGAAAAACATCCAGTCGACAATAGTATTCGAAAAGAACCTGCAAAGCCAGAAGCGAATAAAGGCTAACGAAGGAGGAACAAGGAGTTCGAAGACGTATTCGATTGCTCAACTGATAGCCTTACTTGCGGCCGCAGAACCTAAACCAGAAGTATATGCTATTTGTAGAAAGACATTCCCGGCATTGAAAGCAACAGCAATGAGGGACTTTTTTACGATTATTAAAGCATGGGGATGGTACAATGAAGACAATCATAATAAGTCAGACCATATTTATAAATTAAATAATACCGAGATAGAATTCTTTTCTTTAGATGAGCCGGAAAAGGTAAGGGGAAGAAAGAGAAAGATTTTATGGTCCAATGAAGCGAACGAATTAACATACGAAGATTGGAGACAATTATTGTTTAGGACATCCGGAGATGTTTATATAGACTATAATCCATCAGATGAGTTTTCTTGGATATATGACCATGTGCTAACAAGACCAGATTGCGAGTTGATAAAATCAACATACAAAGATAATCCATTCCTGGAAGAAACTATTATCAATGAAATCGAAAGATTGAAAGGAACAGATGAAAATTACTGGAAGATATATGGATTAGGATTGAGAGGTGTTTCAGCATCAAAGATTTATTCACATTGGCAGTTGTGTCAGGACCTGCCTAAGGATGCAGAGAGAATATTCGGCTTAGACTTCGGATTCAATAATCAAACATGCTTAGCAGAAGTAAGAATTAAAGACAACGATATTTATGCGCGCGAAAGGCTGTATAAAAGCTTTATGACAAACAGTGATTTGATTAAATGGTTAAAAGCTCATCACATGCAGGACAAAATAATATATGCAGATTCAGCAGAGCCAGACAGAATAAAAGAGATTGAGGATGCCGGGTTTATAATCGAGCCAGCTAATAAAGCTGTATTGATGGGGATAGATTCTATTAAAACAAGAAAGTTCTTTATAACAAATGACTCAGTCAATGGCCAGAAAGAAGCAAAGAGTTATTCTTGGAAGACTGGCAAGGATGGAAGGAGACTTGATGAGCCGGTAAAGCACAACGATCACTTTATGGATGCTGTCAGATATGCTGTCTATACATATTTTAATTCTTGTGATGTAGGCGCAGAGTGGTTGTAATTGTTAAAGTATTAAAAATATGCTAAAATAAAAAAAACAAAGAATGGCAAACTTTATACAAAAACTATTTCAAGGTAATCAAGAAAAAGGAATTGAATCAGGTGGAGTGTCTGGAGCGGTAGAGTTACTTCAGAAAATAATATCTCCTGATTTAGGAACGACTGGACTTATGGAAAGATACAGCAAGTCGCTGTATGTTTTTGCATGCATAAGTAAAATATCGGAGAAGGTTGGATCTATCGAAATCAATTTGAGCCAGATAGTCAATTCAAAAGGAGACATGAAGCAGATATCAACTCATCCGGCACTTGATTTAATTTATAGGCCAAACAAATTACAAACAAAGGCAGAGTTTTTATCAACACTTATTATAAACAAAAAGACAGCAGGAGATGCGTTTATTTTTAAGGTAAGGAATAATAGCGGAGACGTAGTTGAGTTATGGAATCTAAGGCCCGATATGATGACCGTTATTACAGATCCATTGAAAGTAATTGCCGGATATAAGTTTACAAAGGCAGACGGAACGACAGTATTATTTCAGCCGGAAGAGATAATCCATTTCAAAGACAATCCGGATCCGTTGAATGTATATACCGGAATATCGGCATTGATGCCAGCATCGATAAGAATTCAAACAGAAGAGTTCTCAACAAGATATCAAAGAGACTTCTTCTTGAATAGCGCAAGGCCGGATGCAGTATTGAAGTCATCTAAAAATCTTACTACAAAGCAGAAGAAAGAATTAAGGAAGAACTGGAACAGTAGACATAAAGGAGTTAGCAATTCTTCAAAAATAGGATTATTGACCGGAGGAATGGAATACCAGTTGATATCTGTGAATCAGAAAGATATGGACTACGTAGAGGGAACTAAAATGACAAGAGATGATATTCTTGTTGCTTTCAGAATGACAAAGAGCGTATTGGGAATTACAGAAGATGTAAACAGGGCCAATGCAGAAGCCGGCATGTACGTTTTCTTATCAGAGACTATTGTCCCGGAGGTAAGATCAATCATCGAAAAGCTTAATGAGGAGATGTTGTATCCTGATTTCGGAGAAAATCTATATTACAGTTTCACTGATCCGACTCCAGCAAA